CTGACCGCTGCATTCTGCTTGGCGGGACTCAGGGCGGCTCGACAGCCAGCGGTGGCGGCAACAACTACACGGTTCGCGATAACGTGCTAATTTCATTCGATGATGATTGCTACAGCGACTACGCATTTAACGCAGCGTACCCGACAAACTTGGGCACGCTGGTCGCTGATATCGACGCCAATTATTACGTGACGCTGACCGGAGCTGCTGGGCTGGCAAGACTGACCGCAGCAGGTCTGACCGCAACCACGATAACGCAACTCCGCAACCTCTGGCAGCAGTCGGTTCTAAGCGGTTCAGGTTCGGGCGTTTGGGGAGACGCATCCAACAGCGACAACGACTCGGCCAGTTCGCATGTGACGGCTGGGGCTGGATACGATTCCGCTGTTTCGCTTTGTGTTCAATCGGCGGAACTTAGCCGTAGTCAGTTGGCGTCACTTGATACAGCACTCAGGGCTTAGCGCATGGTCGGAGCGTCTGACGCAGAAGACGATGATGATGGCGGCGGGTTCAGTAGCGAAACAGGCACAGACCAAGGCGAAGGTCAGTGATTAAAACAGCGATGAAATACAGCGGCGAGCAGCAGTCGAAACAGGCACGCTACGCCGAGCGGAAACAGCTTGAGCGAAACAGCATCGTTATTCCGCCACCGGTCGACCTGCAGAGACGGCGAGCTTTGCTGGCCGACCCGGTGGCGTTCTTAAAGTACTACTTTCCCGACCGGTTTTGGTCGCCGTTTGCCGAGTACCAAAAGGAGATGATTCAGCTGATCGTCGACGTTGCGGAGTTCGGCGGCGACCAAGCAATCGCTGCACCTCGCGGAGACGGCAAGACGGAGATAACCAAGGCAATGATCGTCTACCTGATCTGCCGTGGGCTGGTGCGGTTCCCGCTGGTCATTGCTGCCAGCGGCACGTTCGCCAGCCGCATCTTCGACGACATTCGGCGGCACTTCGACAGCAATGAAAAGCTGATCGAAGACTTCCCCGAGCTGTGCGTGCCGTGTGCGGCACTGGAGGGAACTCCGCAGCGTGCGGCCAAGCAGAGCCACAACGGCAAGCCGACCGAAATCCAGTGGTCCAGCAATCAGGTCGTCTTCCCCAAGATTGACGGACTGCCGCCAACCATCAAAGGCGAGCCGTGGCACGAGGGCGGCGTGAGCATTTATTCGTCCGTCTGCATGGCGTGGGCCGGAATGGACAGCGCCATCCGTGGCATCAACATCCGTGGCAACCGTCCTGACTTCGTGCTGGTCGATGACCCTGAGACACGGGAGAGTGCATTCCACGAGAACCAAGTCGAGACGCGGGACGTGATTCTGAACCGTGACGTGGCGGGACTGGCCGACGGGCGGAAGCGTCTGAGCCGGGTCGTGCTGTGTACCATTCAAAACAACCGCTGCCTTGCCGAGAAACTGACCAACCAGGCGAAAGCACCGAGCTGGAACGGCCGCAGGTACAGCGGCGTGCGTCAGTGGCCGGAGCGTGCCGACCTTTGGCAGCAGTACATTGACCAGCGCCAAGACGACCAGCGAAACGGCGACGGGTGCGGCCTGAATGCCACGGCGTTTTATCTGGCCAACCGCGAAGACATGGAACGCGGCAGCGAGGTGCTGAACCCCGAGCGATACAGCCGGGCGATGACACGAGAAGGAAATCAGATTGAACATACGGCCCTGCAGTCGATCTACAACCTGATCAGCGACAACGGCCTCAACTACGTGCTGACCGAAATTCAGAACGCACCGCCGGAAGAGGAGCAGGCCGAGACGCTGGGCCTGACCGCACACAAGGTCGCCAGCCGGGTAAGCGGACTGGAGCAGCACGAGCTGCCAAAGGTGGAGGACGTGAAGATCACGGTCGGGCTGGACCTCGGCAAATACTACAGCCACTGGACCAAGATCGCATGGTTCGGCAATGCGACGGGCGTGGTCATCGACTACGGCGTAATGGAGACGCCAGGCATGCAGGCGGCGACCGATGCACAGGCGGTCGAGATTGCCCTGCTGCAAAGCCTGCTGCTGTGGCGAACGGACATCATGGCCAAGAACCCGCCGGACTTCTGCCTCGTCGATTCAGGCGATTATTCGCCAGCCGTTTACGAGTTCATCCGCCGAGTCGGCGGGACGCCGTTTGCGGCCAGCAAGGGCTACGCCTCGAGCAAGTTTCACCACGGCACCGAGTCGCCAACCCGCAGACTGTTCGATCACGTCTTCGCCAACCATCAGCCGCAGGAACGCATCTGGCTGTACATCATCGACGTGGAACACTGGAAGGGCTGGCTGCAAGAGCGGTTTCTGACCGCCACATTTAACGAGGCCCACCAGTTTAACGACGGCAGTCTCAGCCTGTACATCGGGCACGACAAGAAACGGCACATGGCATTTTCCCACCACATCGTGGCCGAGATGCGTGAGGAGCAGTTTGTGCCGGGCAAGGGCGTCGTGCGGAAGTGGAAAGAACTATCAAAGAACAATCACTATCTGGACTCGGCGGCGCTGGCCTGTGCGGCGGCTGGGTGTCTCGGCGTGCGGCTGATTCCGCGAGTTACCGCCGACCAGATGCAAAAGGCAATCGCAAGATCGGAAGCGAAACCAGCCCAGCGAAGTCGTCCTGGCATCGTCGCCAGTACGCCGCACGGGCAGGCGTTTGTTGCAACTCAGAGGACGAAATAATGGCGAAGTCGAAGAAGATGGAACTGCCAACAGTTGACGAGGCACCAGTAGGCGGCGTGGAGCAGCTGCGAGGGTACGACATGGCGGCGGAAGTCCTGACGCAGTCGGCGGCAGTTCCGGCCGTCACCAGCCGAACGCTGACGATTCCGCTGGCACAGATTGCGTTCGGCTACCTGCCGCGAGTGTGCGACGTGCGGAAACTGACCGGCCGACAGTCGCAGGCACTGCGGCAACTGCAGGAGGCGCTCTGCAGCAAAGGGGCAACGCTGGCCAACGGAAGCCGCATCAACAATCCGGCCAACGCCATCAAGTGGCTACTGGAAACGATCTCGGGCTAATGCTACGGAAAATCCGTAACTTTCATCGGCCGCTTTTCTCGCAGCGTCAGTGGCGTCGGCGGCTACCATTGCGGCATGACCACGTACGACCTCGCAACCGTCGAAAGCGACTTGCTGGACTACTCAGATTTTGAGGAAGTCGGCAGCGTGAGCCGCGCGAAGAGCTACATCACGGCAGCCAATCGCTGGCTGACAATCGTGGCGGCAAGTGCGTCGAATCAGGGCAGCAGCCTGACCCGCAACGTCCAGCAGGTCATGCAGATGCTGGCTCGGGCTCAGTCGTTCGTAGCGGCCAGTGACACCGCCTCGGCCAGCAAGTCGAAGGTTCGGTTTTTCGGCATTAGCCAAGGATTCAGATGACCGCATCGCCTCGCAAGCGAAAGACACTGGCTACGGAGTTTGACGCCATCCGTGCCGACTACGACATGAGCCGCGAAAGCCGGTTCATCCGCCGACGCCAGGGACTGGCTCCTCGTGGCGGCAGTGCCGATTTTCATTATCGCACTGAAGAGTTTTACTACCGCGACATCGAAAAAGCTCGGGACATGGACCGCAACGACGCCATCGTCGGGCAGACCATCGACCGGGCCGTTGCCAATATCGTGCAGGACGGTTTCACGCTGGACGTGCGAACCGGTGACAGCCAGCTTGACCTTGAGCTATGGCAGCGGTGGCAGGACTGGAGCAGCAATGCCGACGCCTGCGACATGGCCGGGGAGTTCACCTGGCAGGACATTGAGCGGCACGTCATGCGTTCTATGCTGCTGGACGGCGACATCGTGGCGCTGGGCACGGCTGGCGGCCAGCTGCAGATGATCGAAGCTCACAGCATCCAGACCATCACGCCGCAGGAGAACACGTTCCTCGGCGTTACTCGCGACGCCTACGGACGCCGCACGCAGTACTGGTACAGTGCCGACAAACGAACGGGCGGTGTGCTGGCCGTTGTCGGCAACCAGAAAGAAACAGCCGAACCGATCAGTGTTCGCGACGAGAACGGCGACCGGGTGCTGTTCCACGTCTACAACCCTCGCCGAGTCAACCAGACACGCGGCGTTACGGCACTAGCTCCGATCTTCTCCGTTGCCGGAATGTTCGAAGACATCAACTTTGCCAAACTGGTACAGCAGCAGGTCGTCAGTTGTTTCGCCATTTTCCGCAAACGCAACGCCATTGCCGGTGGCGGACCGCTGCCATCGACCGACGGCTACGGACTGCCGCAAACCGAATCGACCGGACAGGGAACCCGCTACATCGAAAACATCGGACCCGGCATGGAAATCATCGGGGCCGAGGGTGAGGAGCTGCAGGGCTTTTCCCCGAACGTCCCCAACGCCGAGTTTTTCACGCATGTCAAGCTGATGCTGCAAATCATCGGCGTCAACCTCGGACTGCCGCTGTGCTTGGTCCTGATGGACGGCAGCGAAACAAACTTCAGCGGCTGGCGTGGCGCGGTGGACGAAGCCCGCAAGGGATTCAAGACCAACCAGACAAACCTGCAGAACCGGCTGCACCGGCCAGTCTACGAGTTCAAGCTGCGGCAGTGGATCGCCGAGGACCGGGCACTGCAGGCCGCAGCAAAGGCCAGCGGCATCGACATCTTCGGCCATCGCTGGAACGCTCCAACGTGGCAGTACATCGACCCGGTGAGCGATGCCCAGGGCGATGCCCTGCGGATCCAAAACGCACTGACCAGCCCACGGCGGCTGCACGCAGAAGGCGGGCGGGACTGGGAAGAAATCGCCGACGAGATTGTGGCGGATATGAGTTACGCCATCGTCAAGGCCAAGCAGCGAGCCGTCGCCATCAACAGCCAGTTTCAGGACAACGCACCCGTTCACTGGCGGGAGCTGATTAGCTTGCCAATGCCAAACGGCATCCAGATGACGATGCAAGACCCGCAGGCGGCCGTTGTTGCAGCCGATGCCGCAGCCGAATCGACCGCTGCCGAGCAGGCACCGACCGCCGAGATGGTCGGCGTTGGCCGGAAGAACTGGCAGAACGCACGCAAGGCGATCAACGACATTTTGAAGGAACTGACCAGCGGGCAAATCAGCGAGCGGCGGGCACGTCTCGAGCTGGACAGTCTCGGCGTTCCGGCCAGCAAGATTGACGTTTACATCGAAGACGCCAGCGACGGCACGATTGACACGCCAGAGGAGCAGCTGACCGATGAATGAAATCAAACTCTACGGCAGCATCGGCTATCCCGGCATCACCAGTGCGACGTTCAAGTCGCTGCTGGCTGATTGCGATCCGTCGCAGGAGCTGGTGATTCGCATCGACAGCGAAGGCGGCAGCGTGTTCGACGGCTTGGGCATCCATGACGCGATCACCGCATGGCCGGGACCAGTGCGGGCCGTTGTTGAGTCCAGTGCGTTCAGCATCGCCAGCTTTATCGCAATGGCGGCAGGCAAGGTAGAGATCACCGAGAACGGCTACCTGATGCTGCACAACCCCTACACCGTGACCGAAGGCGACAGCGAAGAGCTGCAGAAGCAAGCCGACCTGCTGGGCAAACTCAGAGACAGCATGGTCACCGCCTACGCAACCAAGACAGGAAAGAGCCGCGAAGAAGTCGAGGCCGCGATGCGTGCCGAGACTTGGCTGGATGCCCGCGAGGCACAGGCCAGCGGATACGTCGATTCAATTCTGCCGACTGCCCGCAAGAGCGTGGCCGTTGCCAGATTCACAGGAAACATGCCGGAGCGGGTGCAGTCGTCGCTGAATGCCAGCGGCCACTCGAGCGGCGAAGTGGAAACTCAGAAAGGAAATAACCCCATGAGCAATCCAAAGATTCTGGCCACGACCAAGAGCATCAAGCTCCGCTGGCCGTCGGCTAAGTCTGACTTTATCGTCGCCGCACTCGACCAAGAGATGACCGACGAGCAAGTCGCAGAAATGTATCACAGCGAGATGGTCAAAGAGAATGAAATGCTCAAGGCCAAGATCGCTGCGATGGAAGAGGAGATGGTTGCACTCAAGGCCAAGGCCCAAGAGATGACCGTCACCGAAGTCGAAGAAGACGACGAAAAAGAAAAGATGGTCGTGATGCCAGCCGCCAAGGCTCGTCCTGGCGTGGCTCCGGTGGCGTCTGTCACCGCCTCAAAGCCGGTCGCCAGCGCTAAGGCCCAGTGGGAAGGCGTTGTCGCAACCTACACGGCACAAGGACTGAAGAAGGCCGACGCTGCTCGCAAGGCGGCACGCGAACACGCTGGCCTGCGTGATGCGGTCATCGCCGAAGCAAACAACAAGTAAACAAACACAAGGAGCGAAAACATGAGTCAATACGTAGAAGCATCAGTCCGAGGCTTTACTGCCTCGGCTGCAATCGGTCAGCACCTGCGAGTGTACCTTACTGCCAGCAACACGCTGGCATTGGCAGGGGCAAACGACTGGGGCATCGGCACGATGGAAGACCCAGCAACGGCCGCCAATGAGCAGGTCGGCGTCCGGCTGAACAGCGCGACCGGCACCCGCAAGTGCGTGGCCAACGCTGCGATCACGGTCGGCGATCCGGTTTATCTGTCTGCAGCAGGCAAGGTCGGTGCAAGCGGCTCTGCCCGCTACGGCATCGCACTGGAAGCCGCCACTGCCGACGGAGATGTCATCGAAGTCTTGGTCGACGGCAACATGGGAAGCGTGCAGCACCTGCGAACGCGAGTAACCACGGCCAACGTCAACGCTGGCTCGACCTTGCTGCCAGCGATTCCCGGCCGCAGTTACCGGCTGGTGGACTTGTCGCTGATTGCCATCGGCGGCAATGCCGCAACGGCAACCGGCGTTCTGGTTCGCGCTACGCAGTCAGCGTCCGCCGTAACCCTGATGGACGCGAAGGTGGGTGGTTTGACCCAGAACACCTTGCTGCGAATCGGAACGGCGACCAACGGCCTGCCATTGGCTGGCGGTCTGTCGTTCGTTGCCAACGATGCCAACACTGCGATCACCATCATCAAGGACGGTAGCGACCTCGCAACCGCCACTCACATCGACGTGCTTCTCAGCTACGTCGTCGACGCCTAATACCCAAAACTGAAAAAGGAGATCTCACATGCCCGCACCTACCAGTGCATTGACCACACTGCGGCCAGACTTGGCCAGCTTTTTGGAGTTCGACCTCGAAAGCGACCGCCTCGGCTACGTCGCCTCGCAGGTCTTCCCCGTCATTGATGTTGCCAGCCAAGCTGGTGTTTTCGGCGTGATCCCTGTCGAGCAATTGCTGCAGCAGCGGACCACCAACCGATCACCCGGCAGCGGTTACAGCCGTGGCAACTTCACCTTCAGCACTGCAACCTTCGCCTGCGAAGAACACGGTGCAGAAGAGCCAGTTGACGACCGCCAAGCGAAGATGTACCGCGAGTACTTCGACGCCGAGCAGGTGTCGACCCTGCGAGCATTTTCCGCCGTTCTGCGAAACGCCGAGCAGCGGGTCGCCGACGCCGTGTTTAACACGACGACATGGAACGGTGCCAGCCTGACCACCGGCATCACCCACGAATGGGATGACACGGTCAACGCCGTGCCGATCACCGATGTTGACGCTGCGGTCAAGAAGGTTTGGGACGGCAGCGGCCTGTGGGCCAACGCCTTGATCATCAACCAGAAGGTCTTCCGCAACCTGCGACGCTCTGCTCAAGTCATCGACGCCATTGAATCCAATGGTGCTGGCGACCCGTCCAAGCAATCGGACATCACTGCCGCACAACTGGCATCGGTGTTTGGTCTCGACTTCGTCATCGTGGCCGGAGCCAGCCGAAACAGCGCCAAGGAAGGCCAAACGTTTGCGGCCTCGCAAATCTGGTCGGACGAGTACGCAATGGTCTGCCGCGTCGCAACCTCGGCCGACATGGCCGAGCCTTGCATCGGCCGGATGTTCCACTGGTCGGAAGACGGCAGCAGCCCTGGCGGCACTGTCGAAAGCTACCGGGACGAAATCGTCCGAGGCAACATCATCCGCGTCCGTCACGACGTGGACGAAGTTGTGCTGTACGCACAGGCTGGCCACTTGCTGAGCAACATCACCACCTAGTGATTGGAGCCAGCAACCGTGGCGAGTCGGTTTGATCAGAGTTTCCAGACGGCCGCGTTTCCGCAACTACTCGCCGAGTTCGCGGAGCCGGTCGTCTATTATTTTGCCGGAGGGGGTTCACGCTCCATTGACGCCATTCTGGAGCGTAACCCTCCGGCTATTTTCGACCAAGCCGGGAACCCGATGCTGTTTGAGATGGTCATCCGAATCAAGCGGCACGCAACCAGCGGCGTGCTGAGCAACGAGGTCAACCGTGGCCAAGACAGCGTTGACGTTAAACGCCGCGTTGATGACACGGCAACGACCCGCATGACCGTAACACGCAAGCTAAGCGACGACGCCGGCGTGATTGTTTTGGCTCTTAACGGATAAGGCGAAACCGTGGCAACCCCGATCAGCGAACAGATTGCACAGAAACTGGCCACGAGGCTGGCGCTGATTACCGTTGTTGGCGGTTACGAGCTAACCGTTTCCGAGGTGGCTCGGCCGATTCGTTACGACGGCTTTCGGCCGCAGAACAATCAGCTGATTGTGACGCAGGGACCGCTGACCAGAAACGACGAGCTTTCCGCACCGGGCAACCCGCCACGAACGGCCTACGACCTCGAGTTCACGATTGCCGGTCTGCTGATGCCGACCGAAAGCAACACGTCAAAGATTGACGCCCTGCGGAACACGTTCGCCGCAGACTGCATCAAGGCCATCTGCACACCGGCGGCCAGCTGGCACAACTGGGACACGCTGGCGATTGATTCCACCATCAGCCAGGTGGACAACATTGCGACCGAAGAAACCAGCGGATTCAAGCTCACGCTGACGATTGTTTTTCGTGTCTCGGAAAACAACCCATACTCGGTGAGGACGTGATGCCTGTCACAATGAAATTGAGACAAGACGACCTGCAGCGACTTGGTGCGATGCTTTCGCACATCAAGGGCGGGCTGGAGAAAGCAATTGCACGGGCATCTCGGCGAGTGGCCAAGCAAGGCGTGACATTTATCAGCAGCGAAATTCGCGGCAAGGCAAACATCAAAAAAAGCGATCTGGACCGCAAGGTTTTGACAACCAAGCAGCGAGGCAAAACCGGCCAGCAAATTACACTGCAGGCAACCGGCCGTTTCCCGCTGAAATACTTTGGCGCAGCGCAAACCAAAAAAGGCGTGACGTACAAAATCGAAAGCGGAAAAGGCAAGAAAAAGCTGGCCGCTGGAGCGTTCGGCCCAAACATTCCAAGACTGGGCGGGCAAGTGTTTCGCCGTGTTGGAAGCAATCGACTGCCGATCATGCCGCTGTTTGGCGTGTCGCCGTGGGGCACGTTCATGGTCAACAAAATGCTTGAGCCGACGCGTCCGTATCTGGCAAGAAAATTTGCGGCTCGCGTAATGACTGAGGCACGAAACCTAATTGAAAAAGAAGCAAACAAGAAAGGCAAAAAATAACCATGCCACTACTTCGCCGAAAAAGCGTCCTTGCTGCCAAGATTGAAGTCACCAGCGGAAGCGCCGAAAGCCTTGCCGCTGCCGATGCTGCGTTCAACGTCTTTGACCTGACGATGACGCCGACAATTGCCATGACGCCGCGTCCAAGTCAGGGCAGTTTTTCAAGCCTGCCAGCCGTGCCGGAACTGTACGGCGGCACCTGCACATTCAGGACCGAAGTCTACGGCACTGGCTCGGGAACTGTTCCCGGCTGGGCGTCGACCTTTCTGCCTGCCTGCGGCTGGACTGCGGCCGGTGGCGTGTTCACGCCGAAGTCAGAAACGCCAGGCAGCAACGTCAAGACGCTGACCATCGGAGCCTACATCGACGGCAACCGCCTGCTGATGCGTGGCTGTGCTGGGACGTTCAGCATGACCTTCGAGACCGGTAAGATCGCCAGCATCAACTGGACGTTTACCGGCGTCTTCGCTGGCAACTCGGCCGTCTCGCTTCTGGCACCAACCTACCCGGCGGCCCTGCCGCTGCGGGTCGGCAACGCCACGTTCACCATCGGCAGCTGGTCGCCTTGCTTCCAGTCGATGACCATCGACGCCGGAAACACGGTCGTCCTGCGGGAGTGTGCAACCAACACGGACGGCACCGGCTACGCTGCCGCCATCATCACCGACCGATCCGTGACCGGAACCATCAACCCAGAAATGGAACTGGACGGCACAAAGGACAACTACGACATCTGGACCAGCATGACCGAGGAAGCGTTGGCTTTCGACCTTGAAAACGCAACCGACAAGTTTGCCATTGCAGCACCCAAACTGCAGCGGACCAACGTAGCCATCGGCGACCGCAACGGCGTGGTCACCGATGAGATTACGTTCCAGTGCAACAAGTCGGCAGCGGCTGGCAATGACGAGCTTTCGTTTACTTTCTCTGCACCGTAATCAAACACACTTAACTAGGAGGAACCAATGGGGCGAGCATTGGAACCCGGCGAGCGATTTCCAATTGTTCTCGACTGGGACATCGACAAACCAGAAGACCAGCGGCCGACGATTTACACGGTCGCACTTTCGATGCGACGGCAGGAACGCCTCGGCGACCTGATGGACGGACTGAAGAACTGCCAAAGCAGCCGCGAGCTATTCGCACAGCTGCAGCAGGGACTGGCCGAAGTCATCACGGGCTGGCGGAATTTTCGAGACCCGGCAACGGGCGTCGAGATTCCCTACAGCCCAGAGGCGATCTTGGACGTGTTCACGACTGCCGAAGCCTACGAGCTTTATCGCAAGGTTCTGGCAGGCGGCAGCACGAGCAAGGCCGACGAAAAAAACTCCGCGTCGCAGCCCTGATCCGGCAGGGGCTGCTGTGCGGCAGTTGCACGGCGGGCAAGTGCCACGAACGGCCAACTGAACTGGCCAGCGTGTCAATTGCCTGCAGCAGCTGCAACGAAGCCGGGTGTGACGAGTGCGGGCAGAGCGGTTACGTTGAACTAACCGGATGCCCGAAGGAGATGATTGATCGCGGCCTGCTCAGGGCCATTCGGATGGCGGACCTGATGAAACAGGGACTGCCGCCGGTGGCTGGCGGCGTGCTGGATCAATCGGCGTGGTTTGTGTCGTTTTACGAGTGCTTCCGGTCGGAGCAAAACCGGGCGGAAGCGGAAGCCTACAGGCGGATGTAATGGCTGAATCTGTAGAAATCATTCTCGACGGCGTCGACAACGCATCGCCTGCGTTCACGGCCGTTGCTGGCCAGATGAAAAAGACGGCCGACACCGGGCAAAAACTGTCGGGCGTGTTCGGCAAAATCTTTGAGTCCCTCGGACTGTCGGAACTGCAGGCTTATTCTGGCGAGTTCGGCAACATTTCCGGCCAGATGAAAGAACTGGGTGACGCCGGTGAAAAAGGCGGCGCTGGGATGATGATCGCAAAAGCTGGTATCGCTGCGGCGGTGGCAGCGGCCAGTTTCAACATTGGCAAGATGATCGGCGAGTGGGTGTTTGAGACTGAACGCTGGAAGCAGGCACTGAAGGACGCACTGGACGAAGCCAACAAAGGCGAGCAGCAAGTGCGAGAGAAGCTCGACAAGCAGTTTCAGCTGCGGCTGCAGATTGCCCAGGCGGCTGGCAACGACGACCAGAAGGCCAACGAACTGAAGACGCTGCAGGAACAAATTAAGCGTGACATCCAGTTTCAGCAGGACTTCGTCAAGATGCGGGAGCAGGAGCTGGCATCGGCCGAGGCTGGCAACTATTTCGGAATGACACAAGGCGACGTGGACAAGGCCAAGGCAGACCTAGACAACGAACGAAAAAAGCTGGAGCTTCTCAAGGAACAGAATCAGGAAGTCCAAGACATTCGCAACCCGTCGGCTGAGCAGCAAATTCTTGACGCCAGAGTCAAGAGCAACGAGGAAGCAAAGAAGGCAGCGGCCGAAGCCTTGTCTGCCGAGCAGCGGCAGTTCCAAGAATGGTCCAAGAACTGGGACGACCAGAAAAAGGCACAAGAAGACCTGCGGAAAAAGGAAGACGACTATCTGGCGGCTCTGCAGATTCGCAACGAAGAGCTGATGAACGGCAAGCGAGCGGCTGACGAGATGAAGGCCAGCATGGCCGGAATCAGCGAAGAGGTGATCCTGCAAGGCCGCGAGCTGTCGATTCAGAACGAACTGCTCGAAGCCCAGAAACAACTGGCCGACGAACAAAAGAAAAAAGACGAAGAGCGGCAGAAAGCCTTCGCCCAGCCAACCGCACCGCTGCAGGCGATGCAGTCCCGGCTGCTGTCCCGCGTCAGCACTGGCGGCGGCGACCGTGTCGCCAAGGCCACCGAGAAGACGGCGGAACTGACGGCAGAAATCGAAAGGCTACAGCGCGAGCAGCTCGAGCTGCAGAAACGTCGCGGCGTCACAGAACTTGCAATTGTGGAGGGCTAAACGATGGCAGTGCAGCACGTCGACCTGCTGTTTAGCAGCGGAGTCAAAACAAGCGTTGACGACAAGGGATTCACGACCGCCTCGGCCCAGCTGCGGTTCAACGCCTTTTGTAATGATGTCGGTGACAACGAAGGCATCGTGCGAGCCGACGTTCGAGTCCCGTATGAGAAGAGCCGCCACCCCTACTTTCGCCAGCTGCGCTGCATGGGCATTGACATCAGCCGCAGGGGGCCGCTGCACTACGAAGTCAGCGCCGACTATCAGAGCATGCCCTACAAGGAAGGCGACGAGAACGACGCCAACCAGTCACCGCTGACACAGCCGACCGTCATCAGCTATTTCACGATCACCAGCGAAGAGCCAATCGAAGACGACATCGAAGGCAAGGCAATTGCCACAGCCAACGGCGAGCCGATTGAGGGCATCACCAGACCGATCAGTGACCTCGGCGTGCGGCTGCAGAAGAACTTCGGCACGTTCGACCCGGCCAGCTTTTACCTTTTCATCGACTGCGTGAACAGCGACACGTTCCTCGGCTTTCCGCCTGGCACGCTGAGAATCGCCAACATCAGCGCCGATGAGCAGTTCTACACCGACCAAGACGATAACGATGTCCCGTTCTGGAGCGTCAGCGTTGAGATACACGCACGCAAGCCGTACCAGTGCGAGCCAGTCGAGGCGTGGTACAAGCGAGTCCGTCACGAGGGCTATCGAATTAAAACGCCTGACCCGTTTGGAACAAGCGCTGTTTTCTACCGCAGGGCAACCGACGAAGAAGGCAAGCCAGTTACTAAGCCGGTTTTGCTGAACGAAGACGGCACCGAAAAAGTCCACCCGAAAGACGCCTTGAGCGTCGAAGCGAATTACCTGCTGTTCCCTGTGTTTGCCGATGTCAGCTTCGGCAGCATGGGATTCTAACTTAGGAGAAAAACCAAATGCCGATCACCGTACTCATTCCATCAGGCGAAATCGCAAACAGCCAGATCGCAGCCTCGGCCGCCATTGAGCGCAGCAAGCTGGCATCGGAACAGCTCAAAGACAACATCCCGCTGGAACTGCTGCGAGTGCATGATGCGTTCCAGACCAACCTGCCGACATCGGCCAGCAGCGACGACCTCGGCCTGATTATCGGCACGTTCGGAACTGATGCCGTTGTCGTCCAGACCAGCGACGCCAAGAACACAACGGCAACGCAGCGGGCACGGTTCACCTACCGTCTGCCGCACAACTACGTCAGCGGCCAGCTTATCAGCGCTGTGGCGTGGGCTGGAATGAAAACGACCGTTGCCAACGGCACTGCCACGATTGACTTTGAGGCCTACAAAAAGAACGACAACACCGGGCTGGTGGGCAGCGACCTTGTCAGCACTTCGGCCACGACCATCAACAGCCTGACCGCTGCGGACAAGGCATTCACCATCGACCCGACTGGACTGTCCGCCGGTGACGAGCTGGACATCCGCGTCACGATTGCGATCACCGATTCCGCCACCGGTACGGCAGTCATCGGCCGCATTATGAAGCTCTACATGCTGCCAACCGTGAAGGGCTAAACGTGCCTCGCCGCTACGTTCTAGATCAGAAGTCTGCTGAGTGGGTCGCCAAGCATTCCAAGATGCGGCAGGGCACGCACAGCCGTCGCGGCTCGCAGTTCTACGAGGAGTCGCCGGACAGCACGACGTTCTATAACGACACCGGCGAGACGGTTCCGGCCTATGGCATCGTGCGAGTAAACGGCACGGTGACAATCGGCGGCCGCGAGGTGCTGAAAGTCAAAAAGCCTGGCGTTGCCGACGGCGGCCCCGGTTCGTCATTCATGGCCAACAGCGGCATCGCCGTCGAGGCTGGCAAGTATGGCGCTCTGCAATCCGGGCCGCTAGTTAAGGTCGTCTACGATTCGGCAGACAGTCCATCGGCTCGTGACTGGTACGGCATCGATGGATTTAAGGCCCGCAGTTATCCCAGCGGCAAGCCTTATTTTCAGGTGCTGATTGAAGACGTTGCCGATTCCACCAACAAGGTCGCACTGGCGCGGCTGATTCCGTTTTCAACGCTGATGATTCAGGCACCAAGCGGCGGCATACCCGGCCGCGTCGGTTCGCTGATGGGTTCGGCGACCTGCACGATTATCACGAGGAACACGTCGAACGACCAACTGGCGGCCAGCACGCTTGCCGTCAAGGTCCACAACTGGGCCACGTCTGCGGCCTGTGCCACTGGCGACCGCTACGGACTGGCCAGTGTGATCGATGGCAAGTGGCACATCGTCAGCGAAGACTGCAACGACGAGGGCTCAACGGTCGGGCCGGGAACGGGCAGCGGTTCAGGCGGCAAGGTCGCCGAGGCGATTGATACCAGCACGATCACGCCTGCATCAATGTACGGCGAGAGTAACAACGTCAACTTCACTGGAACAGGAACGGGCAGCGGCCCGGCTTAACAATGCCAACACTGACAAAGTTCTACAGCTTCGTTGAAGCGATTCACGAAAAGAAGCACAACCTCGGCAGCGACACGCTGAAGGTGCTGCTGACCAACACGGCACCAAGTCTAAGCAACACGCAGAAAAGCGACATCAGCGGCGAGCTGTCAACGGCCAGCGGATACACGGCAGGCGGTGCAACTGTGACGATAACAAGCTCGGCTCAGTCCAGCGGACTCTATACCCTGATTGCCACGGATGTAACGTGGACGGCCAGCGGCGGAAGCATAGGCCCATTCCGCTATGCAGTTTTTTACAACGACACGGCGACCAACGACGAACTGATTGGCTATCTCGACTACGGCTACAGCGTCACAGTTGCCAGCGGCCAGACGTTCACGCTGGACTTTGACGCCGTGTCCGGCCTTTACTACGCGAGCTAACGATGGTCGGCAAACTTGGATGCGGATGCTGCCAAACAAAACCCGGCAACGACGACCCGCCAACTTACAACGGGTGCAACTGTCTGCCGTATTTTGAACGCAATAATTATCAATGGGGACATGATTTAACAAGCGGAAACCAACTTCCGAGTTCTATTTTTTTTCTGAATCAAAACAGCGGGCACATCGTTGATATTACAAGATGGTTTCGCCAGTCGCGTTTTTATCAATATCCAACTAACGGATTCAATCCTTACGTTCACATTTCTGGGCTGTCGGGGTTTGTGCAAAGCCAAGGGTGGAACGCTGGATTTAGCCTTCGGGAAAATTGGTTTGCTAATCAGGTTGCCCTAAATGAGCGGAACTACGAATACAAGATAAGCGTAACAACGCTTCAGCAGTATTCGCCATTTTATTTTTGGACGGGGACCGCCCCGGCTATGCCTGCGAGAACTGCATATTATGGGCTGGGCGAATCAAAGCTTTCGTTTACGGTTAGTGGTCAAAACAACCAGACGCAAATAAGCCACGGCGTTGTTCTGAAATTGCCTTTGCCGTCTATGCCGTTTGCTGGCCTTTACCCGCTCGCTGGCCCGCCAAAGCTTTATTACACAATCTGGAGCCCAAGCTTTGGCGAAGCACAAACAGTAACGTTTTTGCGAGTGCCGCTTTACGAGATTGAAATTCCGTGGGGCACTCACGAGCTAGGAATGAAAATAAAATCAGCACCGTTTTCTTATCCAAGCACGCCTCAGATTTTCATTGAAATGAAGCTGAATGGCTCGACCGTTTACCAGCAAGAACTAACGAACGTCAGCAATTACTTCAATTGGATAAAATGCACAGCGACCCCTGATTATTGGCGTTATCTCAGTTGCTTGCGAATGGACTATGGAAACCTATACCTGCCTGCATCGGCATTCCTACCCGGCAGTCCAGACTCCGAATTCATTTATCAAACCAACCCACAAGATACGAGATATTGGGACGACCTAGTTTTCGACCCGCAGTTTAAGGCATGACACCCTGCACCCACCTCGGCGAAGTCTGGCGGCACGTCCCGAGCAAACTCTGCGGCACTCGCGGCGTGCATGTTCCGATTTACCGCTGCCCGCTGCACGTCATCTGCACCCAAACGAAATACCGGCACGGACAGCTCGAGCGATGCTGCCTCGCCTGTGACGATTACACATGCCAAACCAAGGAGGCCCAGCATGATTCAGAAGACAACGCAGCGGCTGGCAGCTGAGAATCTCTGCCGCAAGTTTCCCGACGCACCAAACCGCACGCTTGCCAAGCGAATTGCGGCCGAGTGCAAGTGTACGATTGAGCAGGCACGGGCCACCATCAGGCGGATTCGCGGCGCTATTGGCAGCAACCACAGGAAGAAGACAACCGACAAGTCTTTGTTCCGGCCACGGGGCAAGGCGGGCACGAAGCCGCAGCTGCCGCCGAGCCTTGCAAAGAAGTGGGAGCCGTTTGACTTGGGGTGCGGCATCCGTGTCGGCGTTCTGTGCGACATCCACATCCCGTACCACGACGAGCAGGCACTGGCTGCCGCCGTGGAGTATCTGAAAAAGCGTCGGCCTGATGTCGTGCTACTCAACGGCGACTACGGCGACTTCTACACAATCAGCCGGTTCTTAAAGAATCCAAAGAAGCGAAACTTTAAGCGAGAAATCAAACTGCAGCGGGAAGGCCTACAGTGGCTGCGATCACAGTTTCCGAAGGCACGGCTAGTTTACAAGCTGGGGAACCACGACGAACGATTCGACCACTGGCTGTGGAATCACGCACCGGAAATCAGCGACCTGCCGCAAGTTCGCCTGCCGTCAATTCTCGGCTGTAAGAAACTTGGCATCGACGTGGTCGGTGACGGCAGGCCGGTAATGGCTGGCAAGCTGGCCATCTTCCACGGGCACGAGCTGGGCGGCGGCATCTTCTCGCCAGTCAACGCCGCACGAGGAGCGTTTATGCGAACCACGGCCAGCGTCATGATTGGCCACCACCACCGCACCAGCAGCCACACTGAACCGAACTGGAAGCACGAGGAGATCGCCTGCTGGTCAGTTGGTTGCCTTGCCGACCTGTCGCCTGATTTTTCGAGAATCAACAAGCACAACCACGGGCTCGCCGAAGTGGTCGTTGATGGCGGCGGCCAGTTTCAGGTGAGCAACCTGCGGCTAAACGCTGACTACGTCGTGCGTTCCGGCTAGACCTAGCATAACCCCACAGCACCGTCAGCCAGCATTCGATGTCGTCGTCGTCTTCTTCTTCCCACATCGCCGCCTCCTTGCGTGACCGGTGCCGACTTGCCGTCTGTGGTCATTTTACGCTGCCGGGAGGGTGGCATTCTGTTAATTTTCCCGCACGGTAAAACGGCGGGATTCTGCGGGGTTTCTTCCCGTTCGGGAGTGACCTTGGAGGACATGCAAGGACGCCGCTACAA